GACAGGCGGCATCCGCCAGGCTGTCACGCTGCGCGACCAGGAAGACACCCGGGCCAACATCCTGAGCCTTGGCGAGGAATACCAGCGTCGCGCCATCAAGGATCGACCGGGCGCGGTGGCCGAGTACGAGACGCTGCTCGACAACCTGGGCCCGGCCGCAGGGTACGGCCCCGACGACATCGCCAAGCAGAAGCAGGGCTTTCGAGAGAACACGGCCTATACGCAGGCGTTCTCTCTGGTGAGGGGCTCGTCAGAGTCCATCGCCAACATTGAGAAAGCGCGCAAGGCTCTGGACAGTGACGCCTTTGCTGACCTTGACCCGCAAAAGCGCGCCGCCTTGGATGTGCAGCTGGAGGGGTACAAGACCAACATTCAGCAGCGCCAGGCCATCGCCGAGCAGCGCGCAGCAGCACGCGCTCAAGTCGCCATGAACCGGGCGCAGGCGGCATTCACCGCGGCCCAAGCGCGCACCGACGCAGGCATCCCCGACAGCGCCGAGCAGGTGGCCATCACCACCCAGGCTCTGGCCGGCACGCCATTCCTCGACACCTACCGGGCGCTGCAGGAGCGTGCGCGCGAGGTGGGCGGCTTCGGTGCCCAGCCGATCGCAGCCCAGCAGGCCGCGCTCGACCAGGTCAATGCGCAGATCGCCCAGACTGGCGCCTCGGATTCACTCATCAAGCGCCGCGACAACCTGCAGCGCGTGCTCGAGTCCTCGAAACGCGACTACGGCGACGACGCCCTGCGCGCAGGCCTGCAGCGTGGCGTGATTGACGCACTGCCGCCCATCGACATCAGCAGCGTGGACGCGGCCACCCGCACCATCGGCCAGCGCCTGCAGGCCGCTCAGATCGTGCAGACCCGTGCCGGCCGCCCGGTGTCGCCGCTGACGAACGACGAGGCCGAGGCCCTGGGCAGCACCATCAATGCCTTGCCGGTGCAGCAGCGCGCCACCGCCCTGGCCACCCTGGGGCGCAACATCGGCCCGCAGGCTGCCGCAGGCTTGGCCGCGCAGATCGACAAGAAGGACAAGGCGCTCGCCCTGGCCCTGCAGTTCGGCACGGCCGCCACCACCGAGGGCCGCACCACCGCCGAGATCATCCTGCGAGGACAACAGGCGCTCAAAGACAAGACCGTCAAGCCCGAAACCCCCGCCGTCGATGGCTGGAAGGGCCAGATCGCCAAGGAGGTGGATGGCGCCTACCGCAACCAGAAGCAAGCCGACGACGTGAAGGAGGCCGCTTTCCTGATCCTGGCTGGTCTGCAGTCGGAGGGCACTGGCGACGTGAAACAAGCGGTTCGCCTTGCTGTCGGGGGCCGGATCGTCGAGCGCAACGGCTCCAAGATCCCGCTCCCCGCTGGCGTGACCGAGGACGATTTCGACGCCAAGCTGCGCAGCCTGACGCCGGCCAATTTCGCAAACCAGGTCAAGGGCAGCGAGGTGCGCGTCGGTGGGCAACCGGTGCCGCTCGACGCCTTCGTGCAATCGCTGCCAGACGCGCAGCTGATCAACGCCGGGCGCGGCCGCTACAACGTGATGCACGGCGGCCGGGTGGTCACGAACGCCGAAGGCATGCCCATCACCATCACCGCGAAGTGAGGCCCCATGCTTGACGACCTGTACCAGGCAGACAACGACGCGGCCATTTCCGACCTCGTCCGACGCCCACCCGCACCCCGCCCGCAGTCGACCAAGTTCAGCGCCTGGGGCCTGCTGACTGCTGCGCCGCGCGGCATTGGCGCTGGCTCCAACGAGACAGCCGGGGGCGTGGCCGACGTGCTGGGCGCGTTCGGGCAGGTCATGGGCGCCACCGATGCGCGCACCTCCATGTTCTCGGCCCAGACCGAGGAACAGCGCCAGCAGGAAGAAACCGCCCGGCGCAAGATGCTCGACAAGGGGCTCGACTTCGACGCGGGCGACAACTTCCGCAGCGTGGCGCGCGAGTGGATGCCCGACCCGACGACGGCGCACGTGGCCGAGCAGACGGTTTTCCAGCTCGCCCGGTTCGGCACCAAGGCAGTCACCGCCGTGGCCACTGCTGGCCCGGTGGCAGGCCCCGCGCTGGTGGGCCTGGATGAGGCGTTGACCACCGCTGACGACCTCAAGCGCCAGGGCGTGGACGCAGAGACGCGCATGCAGGTGGGTGCCGTGGCTGGTGTGACCGCCGCCCTGGGCGTCGCCCTCCCCGTGGCTGGCCGCAATGCCGTCCAGACCGCCGCCCTGGTTGCAACCGGTGGCCCAGGGGCGTTCATCGCCCAGCAAGCCGCTACCCGCCAGATCCTGCAGGACGCCGACTACAGCCAGATTGCCCAGCAGTACGACCCGCTCGACCCCGTTGGCCTGGCCGTGTCCACCCTGGTGCCGGCTGGTTTTGGCATGTGGGCGATGCGCGGCATGCGCAAGGGCCCGGTCAAGGCTGGCGAGACGGCGCCGGCCGGTGAAGCGCCGCCCGATGTCGCGCCTGTGCAGGATTCTGTGCAGACCGAGCCCGCCCGGCCACGCCCGACGCCCGAGCAGGTGGACGCCGCTCGGGTCGAGATGCTGACGCAGCACATGGAATCGTCCGGGCTCTACCGGCCCGAGGACGCCCGCGCCGCCGCCATACACGTCGATGCCTTCGCCCGCGCCATGGATGACCTGGGCGCGGGCCGACGTGTGGACGTGACCGCATTCGTGCCGGCAGAGCGCATCGAGGTGGCCAAGGCCCTCGACACCTTCGTCACCCGCCTGGACGAAAGCCGCACCGACCTCATGGCGCAGGCTGCCATGCGGGCCGAGCCCGGCGCCGTGCGGACGCTGCAGGCCGAGCTGGTCGATGCCCAGGCCCGGCTGGTTGAGCTGGAAGACCCGGCCGCCATCAAGACCAGGGCAGGGGAGATCCAGCAGGCCGAGCACGTGAGCTACAAGCAGGCGCTTGCTCAGGCCAAACGCGAGTTCGGCGCCCAGGCCGATGACGTGCGCGCCCGGGTGGCCCGCGTCGAGGGCATGCTCGAAGACAACGCCACCGGGCAACAGGCGTTCGACGCCTTGAACCTGCTGGATCGCCAGGCCACCGAAGTGCGCCAGCAGCGCGCGCAGATCGACGCCCCTACCCTGCGCGAGACACCGGCCGCCCAAGCCGCCCGCGAGATGACCGCCACCCGACAGGAGGCCGCCAATGTCCAAGACGCACCGCAAGCACGAGCCGACGCACCCGCAGATGGCGCGCGACAGCCGGGCCAGGCCGCCCAGCCGGCGCGAGCGGATGCACCAGGCGCTGGCCCAGCAGGAGCAGCAGAGCAGGGGGGTGGAGTTCCCGCAGCCGGAGGCAGCGCCACCGAAGCCGGACTGGTAGCCGCTCGCCTGGCCGAGGTGTCGCAGCAGTTCCCCGACCTGACCGTGCAGATGGATGGCATGGATCAGCCCATGCGGCTGTCCGAGTTCCTGGAGCAGGTGCAGCGCGAGGCCATGGAGGGCACCGACTTCGACATCGGCGGCAACGACGCGCCGCTCATGCAGGTGGCGGCCACGTGTTTCCTGCTGAATGGGGCGTGATCAGCCGCCCGTGATCGCCCGCCAGATGGTCGGGAAACCATGCTCGGAAATGGCCATGATGACCCCGAACCCGCCAAAGATGAGGGTCATGCCGCCCATGATTTTGGCCCAGGCGCCCCAGGCGTACAGCGCGTGACGCCAGGACATGGTCATGCCCCAGATCATCAAGGGGATGACCATGGACAGGGCAGCGATGGCCGCAATGGTTTTCAGGGCGGTGTAGAGGTTTTCCACGAGCCGGAGCGTACACGATGAATCCGAAATGCCGCCAGCAGATCAGCGCCGCCCGGGTGGCAGCAGGCGGGAAGGCGCTCACGGATGCCCAGGCACGCGCAATCGACGACCGCATGCAGGCGACCATGCGCCGCCTGGCCAGTCCGACCGGTGATCCGAAATGGCAGACCTACCCGGCCGACCAGCGCATCCTGCTGGCCGCCCAGCAAGCCGCCCAGGACATCGCCGACGAGGCCGCGCGCAAGGTGGCCAACGCCCAGCGCCAGGCCCTCAAGACCGCAGAAACCGAGCAGCGCGTGCAGGCCTACATGCAGCGCCAGGGCAGCGGCCGCACCAAGTCACTGGTCGAGGACATGAGCCTCACCAATGCCTACGTCGAGGGCATCAAGCGCGACAGCGCGCGGCAGCTCATGGACTTGATCGACGCGGCCGACAACCAGCAGGGCGCCAGCGTGGTGCGCCGCCTGGGCATGGCGCTGTTCGACGTGCAGAACCCCATCATGACCCGCGACCTGGCGCTCGAAGTCTTCGCCCAGGGCAAGGCCGGCACCGGCAACGCTGCGGCCAAGGCAGGCGCCGAGGCGTGGCTCAAGGTCACGGACGCCATGCGCCAGCGCTTCAACGCTGCAGGCGGCGACGTGGGCCGGCTCGACTACGGCTACCTGCCTCAGGCGCACGACCAAGCCCGGGTGCGAATGGCTGGCGCTGCTGATTGGGTGGCATCGCAGAAAGACCTCGCAGGCAAGGCAGCGGCGGCGGCTGGCTCAATCGTCAAAGATCCCCCAGCAGAGTTTTCTCGCGATCACTGGGCGAAGTCTGTGCTGCCCCTGCTCGACCGCACCCGCTACGTGGACGACGCAGGCGCCAAGCTGGGCGACGCCGAGGTGCTGGGCATCCTGCGCAACGCCTGGGAGACGATCAGCACGGACGGCGCCAACAAGTCCGCCCCGGGCGCAGCGCGGGGGACCGGTGCACGCGCCAATCGTGGCATCCAGTCGCGCGAGATCCATTTCAAGGACGGGCAGGCCTACCTGCAGTACCTGAGCGACTTCGGCACCGGCAGCATGTACGACGCCATGATGGGCCACCTGGGCGGCCTGTCGCGCGACATCGGGCTGGTCGAGCGGTACGGCCCCAACCCCGAATCCCAAATGCGCCTGCAGATGGATCTGGCCGACCGGGCGGATGGTGGCCCCAAGCGCGTGTTCGGCAACAAGGCGCCGGCCTACTGGCGCGTGCTCAATGGCAGCAGCGGGGCGGCCGAGTCTGCCCGGGTGGCCGCCATCGGTATGCACACCCGCAACATCGAGACGTTCGGCAAGCTGCAGGGGGCGGTGCTGTCGTCCGTCACCGACCTAGGCACCTATTTCGTCTCGACCGGCTACAACAAGCTGTCCTACTGGGATGCGATCAAGAACCTGGGCGCGGCGACCACTGCCGACACCAAGGCCTTCATGAACGCGCACGGCATGATGGCTGAGTCGATGATCTCCGACTTGTCACGCTGGACGGGCGAGAACATCGCGCAGACCTGGTCCGGGCGCCTGACCAACGCCACCATGCGCCTGTCGCTCATGAACGCATGGACCGACACCCTGCGCCGGGCGTTCTCGCTGACCATGATGGAAGGCATGGGCCGCCTGCGCTCGACCGACTGGGGCAACCTGACCGAGTACGACCGCTGGCGCATGGAATCCAAGGGCCTGACCGAGGCCGACTGGCAGGTGATCCAGCAAGCCGAACCGGTGGCCCACCGTGGTGCCCAGCACATCACCCCCGATGCCATCTATGCCACGGGCGACCCGCGCGCTGGCGAGGTGGTGGCCAAGTACCTGGGGCTCATCACCGACGAGTCCGAGGTGGCCGTGCTCAATCCTGACCTGGCCACGCGGGCGATCACGACGGCAGGAGGAACCACTCGCGGGACCATCCCTGGCGAGCTGTTCCGCAGCGTGATGCAGTTCAAGTCATTCCCGATTGCCATGATTTCGCGACACTGGCGCCGCATGCTGGAAACCCCCCAGGGCCTGGAGGGAGCGCCGAGGACCGCCAACCGCCTGGCCTACGCCGGGGCGCTCTTGGTCAGCCTGACCGCCTTGGGCGCCATCGCCTACCAGACCAAGCAGCTTGTCGCCGGCAAGGACCCTGTGGACATGAACCCAGGGGATGAGCGCGGGCGCAAGTTCTGGAAGCAGGCGCTTTTGCAGGGCGGCGGGCTTGGCTTCGTGGGCGACATCCTGCTCGGCGACACCACCCAAGACCGCAGCCCCCTGGACAGCTTCGGCCGTTTGGTGCTGGGCCCATCCTTCGGCAGCGCGGCCGACCTTTACGAACTCACCAAGGGCAACTTGGACGAGTACCAGGCCGGCAAGGACACTCACATCGGCGCGGAGGGTGTCCGCTTTGCCCGTGGCCACCTCCCGCTCGTGAACCTCTGGTACGCCAAGGCCGCGCTCGACCACATGGGCCTCTACGCCCTGCAGGAGAACCTGAGCCCCGGCTACCTCGGCCGCATCCAAGGCAAGGCGCGCAAGGACTGGGGGCAGGACTACTGGCTCGACCCCGACAGCGGCGACATGCGCGCGCCCGACCTGTCCGCCATCGCAGGAGACTGACATGCGCCCCGACCAAATCCAGCGGCTCAAAGACCTGAGCGAATCCCTGGCCGACGTGTTCATCGTCGAGGCCGATCCGACCAACTGGAGCGGCGACGGGAGGCTGCCGCGCGACATGAGCCAGGAGGAACGCGGCAATCGACACTGGGACCGCAAGGGTGCCCTGGGCACGGGTGCGGTGCTGTCGCACACCCTCAACGTCATCAAGCACTACAAGGACCGCAAGCCTGCAGCCGGCGCCGAGGAAGAAACCGAGGGCGATCTCGATAAGGCCATCGGAGACGCCGAGCGCCGAGCACAGGCTGCGCTTGACCGCGTCATGAACAAGGCAAAGGGCAAGGATGAGTTCCAGCGGCGCGCCCTCGGCAAAGCGTAAGGCATCGTTCCTGGCCTTCTTCCTGGTGTGGGCCGAGTTCAAGGGCTGGGCGGTTCCTGACATCCACATCCGGGCATGCCATTGGCTCGAGCACCGGGGCGACCTGGCCGTGCTGCGGTGCTTCCGTGGCTTCGGCAAGTCCACCATCCTGGCCTGCTACAACGCCTGGCGCTACTGGGACGATCCGACCTATCGCATCCTGCACCAGGGCGACCAGGACAAGACCGCGTACAAGACCAGCCGCGACACGAAATCGGTGCTGGCCCGCCACCCGTGGACATCGGATTGGTTCGCCAACGGCAACAAGGGGGAGGCCGCTTTCTGGTGGTGCCCCGGCGCCGATGACGAGCGCAACCCGTCCATGCAGGCCGCTGGCATCTTGAGCAACATCACGTCCTCACGCTGCGACGAGGCGCAGAACGACGACGTGGAGGTGCCCAAGAACATCACCAATCCCGAGTCCCGCGAGAAGATGCGCGCCCGCCTGGGCGAGCAAATTCACATCATGGTGCCCGGTGCGCGGCGCCTGTTCATCGGCACCCCGCACACACATGACTCCATCTACGACGAGCAGGAGAAACTGGGCGCCGACTGCCTGACCATCAAGATGTTTGACCGTGAGCACCGCATCGAGCTGGCCAACAAGAAGTCATACCCGGTCCCGTTCGCGCCTGCGCTGGTCTTCTTCGGCATCGGCGAAACCTGCCGCGTGCTGGTCGAAGGGGTGGACTACACCATGCAGGAAGGCCGGATGGTCTTCGCCTTGCCTCCTGGTGGGCTGGTCGATCTCTACGACGGCAGCGCCTGGCCTGAGCGGTTCACCACCGACGAGATGATCAAGCGGCGCAGGGCATGCCGCACGGTCAACGAGTGGGACAGCCAGTACCAGCTGCACTCCAAGCCGGTCGGAGAGACGCGCCTCGACCCCGACCGCCTCAAGGCCTACGACGTGGAGCCCACCATCCGCACGCACAACGGGCAGCCGGTCATGTACCTGGGCAAGGCTCGGATCGTCTCGGCCACCGCACATTGGGATCCGGCCGGCAACAAGCTCAACAGCGACACCAGTTCTTTCAGCGTGATGTTTCAAGACGAAACCGGCCGCCCGTACTGGCACCGCGCTGCAGCTCTGACGGGCGAGGTGGCCGATCTTGACGACAATGGGAAAATCATCGGCGGTCAGGTTTGGCAGGTATGCGACCTGGTTGAGGCGCTAAGTCTTCCTCGTGTAACCGTCGAGACAAACGGCGTTGGAACGCATGTGCCGGGTTTGCTGCGCGCCGCTCTCAAAGCAAGGCGCATCCGCTGCGGGGTAACCGAACAGCACACCACATCGAACAAAAATAGAAAGATCTTGGGCGCATTTGACGCGCCCCTATCGTCTGGTTACCTGTGGGCGCACACAAGCGTAATCGAAGCCGTCGAGGAGCCCATGCGCAGTTGGAACCCTGAGGCCACCAAGCAACCAGACGATCATCTCGATTCCGGCGCCGAGTGCCTCATCCAGCAGCCTGAGCGCATCGGGCGCGGGCCGAAGGTCGGGAACGCTGACCCGCACGAGCGCGACGATTGGCGTCCATCAGCGGGCACTTTCGAGATCGAGGTCGATCAGGTGGTGTGACCAGGCCCGCTCAGGAGCGAGCCCATGCCGATCGGCGTACAGACACCCATCACGAGCCACACCGGAAACGGCACCGCGACGGTGTTCGCCTACGAGTTCGCCATCCTCTCGGCTGACGACATCAAGGTCAAGGTGGACGGCTCCATCGTCACCACAGGTTTCACGGTGGCCGGCATTGGCGACCGCGATGGCGGCACCGTGACGTTCTCGGTGGCGCCGGGCTCTGGCATCGAGGTGCTGCTTTACCGCGAAGTCTCGCGCGAGCGTGCCACGGACTACCAATACGCAGGCGATCTGCGCGAGGACGTGCTCGACGACGACCTCGACCGGATCGTGATGGCGCTCCAAGAGGACGCCGAGTTGATCGCTCGCGGCATCCGCGTGCCGGTCGGTGAGTCGCTTTCTGAGTTGCCTGCAGCGGCCTCGCGCGTGGACAAAGTGCTGACCTTCGGAGCGGGTGGTGCCATCGCCCTGGTGGATGTCGCGGCGTTTGCTGGCGGGGGCGTGGTTGAGCTGGTTCCGGCTGATGGCTCCATCACCCTGGCCAAGCTGGCGACGGCTGTGCAGTCCCTCATCAACGGCGCCCTGCAGAAGTCGGGCGGGACGATGACGGGCGCAATTGTGCTCTCAGGCAACGCGGCCAATGCGCTGGAGGCGGTGCCCAAGCAGCAGGCCGAGAGCCTGATTGCAGCGGCTGTCGGCACGCGCCTGCAGTTCAGCCTTTCGGCCATCCAGGCCACCACCAGCGGCACGGCCATCGATTTCACGGGGATTCCTGCGGGGGCCAAGCGCATCACCGTGATGCTGTCTGGTGTCAGCGGCTCGGCGACCGGTTCGGTCAAGATCCGCGCCCTGGTTGGTGGCTCCGAGGTTTCGAGCGGGTACACAGGAACGTTTTTCTTCTACGGCTCGGGCTCAAGCGCCGACACGGTTTCCGACGCCTTCTGCCGCTACGACTTTTCCAACGGCTCGACGAACATCCACGGCGCCACGGTTCTCACCTTCATGGGCTCGAACACCTGGACGTGTAACGGGGCAGTTGCTCGCCACGGTGGGACTGCTGAATTTCAGCAGCACGCTGGCAGCACGGTGCTGGCTGGCGACATCACGGGCATCCGCCTGCTTTGCTCGGGCGGCACGTTTGACGGCGGCTCTGCGTCCATTCTTGTGGAGTACTGACCGATGAACCGGATCGAACTCAACATCAAAACCGGCCAGCGCCGCGAGATTCAGGTGTCGGCCTACCTGGTCGATGGCGTGTGGACCCTCATCGACGAAGGCCAGCCGGTGCCAGCCGGCGCCGTGCTTGCGTCAACCGTTCCGCTGCCCGAGGTTGTAGACCAGCCTCCAAAGATCACCGAAGCCCAAGCGGCCAAGCTGATCGCCTTCCTTAAAGCCAACCCGGACATTGTCGAAGCGGCTCAACTGTGACCACAACCATCATGGACAGGCAAATGGAACTCGGAACGGCAGCCGCAAGCGCGGCAGGTGTGGCGGCAGCGAAAGGGGCAAGCAGCGCAGCGCTCGGCGGCGCGGTTGTCGGCGGCCTGACGCTCTCGGCCCTGGTGGTCATGCTGCTCAAGCAGCCGCGCACATCACGCGAGTGGGCTGTTGCGCTGATCTCGACGCTGGTCTGCTCCCTGAGCCTCGGCGGATGGCTGGTCATCTACCTGGGGTTCAACACACACGCGGCATCGGCTGATCCGGTGGTGGCTTGGTTCGGCCTGCTGGAGATCGGCGGGACCATCTTTGCGGCTGGCTTGCCTGGGTGGGTGCTGGTGCGGATCGCGTTCAACACCATGGCCAAGTACCAAGACAAGAGCGCCGATGACGTTTACAGGGGCGCGAAGGAGTTGCTGCCGTGACCGACGAGCGCCTGACTGCCGACTTCCACCTTTCGGAGTTCCTGCGCAGTCAGACGGCAGAGCGGCGCGGCCTGAACAACGAACCGGATGCGCTGGCCATGGCCAACCTGCGCAACTTCCTGGCGCCTGGAATGCAGGACGTTCGCGACCTCATCAATGCGCCAATCCACATCTCGAGCGGCTACCGATCCCCCATGGTCAATGCCGCCATCGGCGGCGCGTCGCGTAGCCAGCACATGAGCGGTCTTGCCTGCGACTTCACCGCGCCGTTCTTCGGCACGCCCAAGGACATCGCCCGCGCCATTGCTGCGTCCAAGATCAAGTTCGACCAGCTCATCATGGAGGGCGGCTGGGTGCACATCAGCTTTGCCCCGTCTCCCCGCCGCGAAGTCTTGACGGCCAGCTTCACAAACGGCGTGGCCCGCTACCGCGCGGGGCTGGTGTGACCAAGTTCCTGGCCATC